GTTAGATAGGGGCGTAGGCGATAGCCGAGTGCAGAAGTGTTATGCCGATTTGGTAGCCTGTCAAAAATCAGGCGAGACAATCGAGATACAAACAGGGATTCATCTATACAAAGACATGATGATTCAGTCTATCTCGGTCAATCAATCGCAAGATGGAAGTGCAACCTTTACGATAACCGCAAGAGAAATCTTTATCGTAAGCACTCAAACCACTCAAAGCTCGCAATCTAGCGGAAGTTCAAATGGTAAAGGTGGAAATAAAACCTCTACCATTGGCAAAACAAAAAGCGGTCGTGCTGCGGTTCAATCCGCATCGAAAACACAGCAAGGCACAACAAGACCAGCTAACGCAGAGCCAAGAAAAACCTCCGCATTAAAAAATATTCTCTCATAGGTGGCTAAGATGCAAAGAATACCAGTTACACAGTCGCCATACCAAGAGCAGACATTTGAATTTAACGGTCGGAAAATACGTTTAACACTGAGATTTAATAGTGTAGGCAATTTCTGGGTGATGGATGTTTACGAACCAGTCACTCAGCGACAAATATGTCAAGGTCAGGCATTAGCTTGCGGAGTGCCTATTCTGTTTCGCTCCGTTCAGCCTTACTTCTTCTATATGGAAGATGAAAGTAGTGCAGATTTAGATGTTATGACAGCGGATGACTTAGGCACTAGATGCTTTCTGTATATCGGGGCTAAATAATGAAACAGTTCGGCAGACAATGGAAATTAGATATTAGCAACGAACAAGAAACGCTAAGTATCACACAGTTAAGGGTGGCGTTTGAGATTGATAAAACAATCAACGAAAAACCAAATCCAGCAAAAATCCAAGTTTGGAACTTAAACCGAGACCATATCAACCAATTATTAAGCCAAGATTACAAGAAAGCATCCTTGTCAGTAGGTTATAACGAACTAAGACAGATTTATTCAGGCGATATTACAAAAGTTAGAATTCAGCGAGACGGATTAGACTTTGTTTTAACGCTTGAATGTTCTGATGGACACGTAGCCTATACACAATCAAGAGCTAAGACAACTCTTAAAGCTGGAGCGACTGACAAGCAAATAGTCGAAGAAATACAAAAGACCATGCCTAAAGTCCAAGCCGGAGCCATGGATATTCCTAATCAGCGTAAATTGCCACGAGGAAAAGTATTAAATGGCAATAGCCGAGATATTTTAACCAAAGTGGCAAGAAATAACGGTGCGGATTGGTCAATTCAAGATGGTTCATTAATCTTTCTACCAAAAGACAAAGTGTTAAACGATGAGGCTATTTTAATCTCGCAAGACTCTGGAATGATTAACGCACCAGAGCAAACCGATGACGGATTAGAAATAACCTGCCTATTAAATCCAGCCTTACAAATTGGTGGATTAGTGAAAGTTGAGTCAATCATTGAATACTTTAACGGCGAGTACAAAGTAATCAAACTCGCTCACTCAGGCGATGGGTTAGGTGGCGATTGGCAAAGCAAAATGACAGTGGTCGGTGGTAAATTCCAAAAGGTTGAGAGTGAGAATAGCAATTCTAAATCCGACACAAAAAGCAAGGATAAGAAAAAATGAACTACCAGCAATCATTAGCCACACCAGAAACCGCAACAGACCAGCAAATCCAACAAAATCAGTTAAATCTACACACCGCATTACCTGCTAAGGTTGTGAGCTTTGATCCAAGCAAACAGACGGTAACGCTTGCTGTTCAGGTAAAAATGCAACTGGCAGACGGTAACGGTGCGGATATTCCTCCACTGGTTGATGTTCCAGTTAGCTTTCCTAGAGGTGGTGGGTTTGCTGTTACGTTTCCATTAAAAGCAGGCGATGAGGGGATTGCGATATTCTCGGAACGCTGCATAGATGGTTGGTGGCAAAATGGCAACGCCTCAACGCCTTTAGACTTTAGGCTACACGATTTATCTGATGCGATGTTCATTCCTGGTGTTTGTTCTGTTCCTAAAGCCATCAAAGGCTTTTTCGGTGATGGGCTTTCAATGCAGACATTGGACGGTGGAACATACATTCGCATAAAGAATGGCACAATCCAAATCAAGGGAAACATTGAGCATCAAGGCAACACCACACAAACAGGCTCGCACAGTTCTACAGGATTAATCTCAAGCGATACCGATGTTTCTGCTGGTGGAATTTCAGGCAAAACACATAAACACGCAGGCGATAGTGGCGGTAAAACAGGAGTTCCAGAATGACGGTAAAAGTTAGACGATTGGATAAAAATCATGACTGGACTTTCGGGCAAGGTTTCGCAAATTACGCTATTGAGTCAGAGGCCATTGCTCAAAATGTTCAGACTAGACTCTGGTCATTTACGAATGACTGGTTTTTGGATTTGGAACACGGTTTGCCATGGTTAGAGCAAATGGGGCGAAATGTGGATTTAGGTGATTGGGAAATCAGGATTAAAAAACACGTTTTACAAACTGACGGAGTTTCCAAGATTACCAGTTATGAGTCGAATTTAGATCCAAATACACGCAAATTAGTAATTGATATTACTTACCAAGACATTTACGGAGCAGAAAACTCCGCTAGTTATCGTTCATAAGGGGCATTATGGCAACACTAACAGAAACAGGCATCCAAATTGAACGCTTAAACGACATCGTAAAGCGTTTTGAAGATGGATTTAAGCAAATCTACGGTCAGAATATTGACCTATCGCCAAATACGCCAGACGGTCAAATGGTGGGTATTTTAGCCCAGATTAAAATGGATATTGAGGAGCTTGCCGAGAATGTTTATCGACAGTTAGATCCTGATGTAGCAACAGGAGCGTGGTTAGAACAGCGAGTAGCTTATGCAGGTTTAATGCGAAGAGGAGCAAGTTATAGCTATTTACGCTCTGTAATTCTAACTGGCGAGCCTAACACTCAACTTTACGCTGGGATTGTTGTATCAGACCAAAATAAGGTTCGCTGGGTGCTAACAACCGATATTCAATTAGATAGCAACGGTTCAGGCCGAGCAGACTTTAGAAGTGAGCAATTAGGCGGTTTTAACCTTGCTAAAAACACAACCTTAACCATTGAAACAGTAACGCTTGGATTAACTAATGCGGTTACTTTTGAGAATGCAGAGGTTGGTGTAGAAGAAGAAACCGACACACAATTAAGAGAGCGTTTTCTATTTAGCCGAACTAAAAACGCACAAAATTCAGCAGAGGCGATTACTGCAAAAATCGCAGCGCTTCCAGATGTTAAACAGGTTAGAGTACTTGAAAATAACACCGCTCAACGTGATGCGTTAGGTGTAGAACCGCACTCCATTGATGTCATCGTTTATGGTGGCAATGATGAGGAAATCGCTAATGTTATTTACCAAAATAAAGGGGCTGGAGTTGGGTTACAGGGTAACACGTTAACAAACCTTAAAAAGGACGGAGAAACGAGACCAATTAGATTTGACAAGGTTTCATTGGTTGACATTCAAGTATCAATGCGATGCGTTCGCTATGAAGATTTTACAGAAATTGATAAAAACCAAATTAAAAAACTCTTAGCTAATCAGATTTTCAAAATTGGTCAAACGGTTTCTTTATCTCGCCTATATTCACCAATTAACCAAGTAGGTGGATTCTGGGTTAAAGAGCTTAAAATCGCACGAAAAGGACAGCAATTAAAAGCCGAGAACGTGGCGTTACAACCAAGAGAGTTAGCGAGAATAATGGAAAGCGACATCGCAATAGAGGTGGAATAATGGCTTATTCAGATTTGCTTATCTGGCAGTATCAAGGAAAGCCTAAAGCACTGTCAACAGTAAAAATGTTAGAGGTTGAATTCTCGCAATGCTTTATTGATTTATATCAACTTCAAGATGTTTTAAATATCGAAACCGCAACAGGCGACCAATTAGATTTGGTTGGGAAACATGTTGGGCAGTCGAGAATTGTTAATGGTTATACATTAAGACAATTCTTTGGGTTTAAAGATGCAAAAAATGCTCTTGGATTTAGCAAAAAGTTTAATGGCGGTGGTCAATGGTACAGGTTAAGAGACCCGTTAGCTGATTCTGTCAGATTATCTGACGAGGATTACCGATTCTTAATAAAGTGCAGAATCATTAAAAATTATCAAGTCGGCACGATTCCAAACATTATTGAGGCGTGCCGATTTGTTTTTGGTGATGGATGCACAGTAAAAGACAATTTAAATATGACGATTACCGTTTCGATTGTTGGCAGATATTTAACTCAGTTCGCAAGATATGCAGTAGAGAATCTTGACATCCTGCCAAGACAAGCAGGCGCTAAAATTATTTTTGAAATTAAATAGAGGATTTTATGGCGATACATAACAAACCCGATGAAAACATATTCGCATCGAGCGCTAAACAAGGCGAAGTGAGTAACTTCCCTGATATTGGCAGAGGGTGGGGCGTTTCATTCGATCAAACAGGTGGAATTCCCCCGATGGAATGGTTCAATTTTCTCTTTAAGAAAGAAATAAAAATTTTCTAAATTATCAAAATCATTTTCAGTAGCTCCACCAAAATAATTTTCTTTTGTTCTTACAAAAAATTTTAAATCTTTTGAATTTGTTTTTATGATAAGCTTATAACACTTAAAAATATTATTTCCTTTTTTATTAAATTTTACATCTTTTATAGCTGTATAAGCTAATTCTATTATCTTTTTATCATTTTCTATTTTTAATATTTCTTTGTCTTCATATATGTGATAATTTTTTATTGCATATTTTTTTATTAACTTCATTACATAAGCTGTTATTATTAATGCCGGCACAACTATTAAAAACTTTTCTAAATATATATTATCCACATAACTTGAATATTTTATTTTTGGAAATAAGACTAATCTTAACATCAAAATTAATCCAGCTACTCCCATAAATGAAAAAGAAAAGCCTAATCCCACTAACATTTCTCCA